ACTTCGAAAGTGTTGCGGACTGGCAAGCGGGGCAGGCCTCCCATGGAGGCAAGCCAATCTATGACCGTCAGAATGCGCAACAAGCGCCATGCCCAGATGGTGGACTACTGCATCGAGCATAATGCCTCACAGCGCGAGTTCATGGAGGAAGCCGCGCCTCCACTGATCGCTTCTCCAGCCTTCGCGACCATGGTGAAGCTGCGTCGCCGCCACCCCTCCAAGTTCGACCTGGATAACCAAGAGACGAACTTCGTAACGCTCCGGATGAACGAGCGGCTGACCAAAGCGGTCGTCGACTACTGCGTAGATCGCGATATATCGCAGGTCGAGTTCGTGGAACTCGCCATTGAGACCCTCTGCCGCAATGCAGAGTTCAGCCAGCGCCTGAAGGCGCGCAAGGCCCAGTACCTGGAGCAACGCAACGCCTACCACGCCTCCAAATGAGCAAAGACCTTGGTGGCTTACAGCCCGAGCACGCATTGGCCCTAGGAGACGAGCCTCTCGTCGGTTCTCGTCGTGAGACTATGAAGGATAAGCGCAAGCAACTGCGCCTCACCCGTCTCGCCAAGCAATACATCATCGACTTCAGCCTCCCCAAGGCTTGCGCACGTGCCGACCTGGAGTGGCAAGACGTGAAGCACGCTGAGCGTGAGCCGTTCTTCATCGCTCTGGTGCAAGAACTGGTGGAGATGATCGAGCCAGACGTCATCATGAGCCGCAACGAAGTCCTGATGCGCCTGAAGCACGAGGCGTTCCACGGAGATAAGGCAGCTGCACGCATCGCAGCGTTGAACTCGCTGGCCAAGCTCATGGGCATGGAGCTGCCAGACCCGAACAGCAAGGACACGTCGAACCTGCCTCCCACAATCAACATCACCCTCACTCAAGCCAAATGAAGTCACCGCTCCTCGCCTCTCTGCTGACAGTCATCGCCATAGCCTTCATGTTCTCGGCTGCGATACCAAATATGCGCACCGAGAACTACACGTATGAAGCGTCGCTCGGCTTCCGTTGCCTCTTCGTTGCGTTCTCTGTGCTGTCTGCAGCCCTCATCGTCAAGACCAAATGAAATGCACAGGCACGAAGGACTTCGTCGATGGAGCGTGTGAACTGCTGAAGCAAGGCAGGCACACCTTCTTGCTCGTAGCCATAGATCCCACAGGCAAAGACACAGCCAACTACATGGTGCGAGTGGGATGCACGACCAAGAAGAACATCAAGCGGCTACACGACATCGTGAGCACTGTTGTGGTTGACGACCTCGAGAGGATAGCCAATGAGTGAGCTCAACTTGTCGCTGCACAGGCGACAGACTGAGGCGCTGTTGAGCGACGCCAACGAGATGCTCTACGGAGGAGCGGCAGGAGGTGGTAAGAGCCACCTGATGCGCGTAGCCTCGATCCTCTGGTGCTCTGAGATCCCAGGTCTGCAGATCTACCTCTTCCGGCGTCTCAGCGACGACCTTCAGAAGAACCACATGAACGGTCCAGGCTCCTACCCTGAGCTGCTGGCACCTTTGCTTCACAGTAAGCACGTCAAGTATAACGGCTCGGAGCGTTACTTCAAATTCTGGAATGGAGCACGCATATGGCTGTGCCACTGTCAACATGAAAAAGATATGTTCAAGTATCAGGGTGCTGAGATTCACGTTCTTCTTATCGATGAGCTCACCCACTTCAGCGAGGTCATCTATCGCTTCCTACGCGGTCGTTGCCGACTCGGTGGTCTGCGTGTACCCGAAAAGTACAAGGGCAAGTTCCCACGCATCCTCAATGGCTCGAACCCTGGAGGTGTCGGCCACACGTTCGTGCGTCGCATGTTCGTCAACGGCATATCGCCAATGGCAATACGCGACATGCCGAAAGAGGAAGGCGGCATGCGTCGGCAGTACGTTCCCGCCAAGCTGGACGACAACCCCACCCTTGCGGATAATGACCCATCGTACCTGTTGCGCCTCGAGGGTCTCGGAAACAAGGCATTGGTCAAGGCGATGCGCGACGGTGATTGGAACATCGTAGCTGGTGGTGCACTCGACGACGTATGGGACGAGAGTCTGCTACGCATACCCCGCTTCAAAGTTCCTCAGGGCTGGCGCGTCGACCGCAGCATGGACTGGGGTTCAGCCAAGCCATTCAGCGTCGGTTGGTGGGCAGAAGCTGATGGCACAGAAGCCAAGCTACCTGATGGGTCAATTTTCTGCCCAGTCAAAGGCTCCATCATACGCATCATGGAGTGGTATGGCACACCAGAGCTTGGCACCAACGCTGGCCTGAAGCTCGGTAGCGAGACCGTCGCTGAGGGCATCAAGTTACGCGAGGCTCAGATGCGCCACGCTGGCTGGGTGAGTGGCGAGATCAATCCTGGCCCTGCTGACAATAGCATCACCAAGGTTGAAGACGACGACAGCGACTCGATTGCACGCAAGATGGAAAAGAAGGGCATCAAATGGGCTCCCAGTGACAAGTCACCTGGCTCACGCATAAACGGACTGCAGTTGCTACGAGACAGACTCATGGCGACGAAGACTGGCGAAGGGAAGGCCATCTACTTCACTGATAACTGCGAATCGATCTTCGCCCTGCTTCCGGTCTTGCCGAGAGACATAAACAACCCAGAGGATGTGGATAGTAGCGCGGAGGATCACAACTATGACGAAGTTCGTTATCGCGTACTGTCCGACGCAAAGAAGTTCGCGTTCTCGATAAAAGTTCAACATCCAACCTGATATGAAATTCCTCAAACACCTGTTACTGTTCGCTGCACTGACCAGCTCTGTCCTCGCCCAGTCCGTAATGTATGGAACTGACCCCGTTTCGGGGAAGACGTTCCCCCTCACCGCTGATCGCCCCACCAAGACGCTCAAGGTGCGGAGCGACAGCACCTCCAACATCTCCACCAAATTCCGTGAGGCGTTTGAGACCTACGCCGCTGGAGTGAACTGGACTGAGTCGAAAGCCTCTGGTGACATCGTTCAGGTTGACGGCAACGCTGGTGGTGCGAGCTACCTTGTCATCTCCAAGGATCCTCTCTCTCGTGACACTACCACGACTCTTGAGACCATCGCAACGTATGGTTTCCCTATTGACCTGTCCTTTGGTCTGAGCCGCTCACAGGCTGTGGTCGGTACTGAGTTCTCCATTGAGTTGGTGGACGACCAGCCCACGCTTACGCCTCTGCCTGACCTGACCATTTCGTCGATTCAGCAGACCACTACCACGCTGACCGTCAGCACTACCACGCCTCACGGATTGGTTGCTGGTAAACGCATCCAGATCTCCTCAGTTGAGGACTCTCGCGTCAACTACCAAGCCTTGGTGGTGGCTTCTACGCCTACTCCGACGCAGTTCACCGCAACGGCAGGCCCTGGTGGTACGATCCCCTCCCTGAGCGCTGGGCCTTACGCCACTGGTATTGTGTCCTTCCGCTCTGCGCTCGGATATAGCGAGAATGGCACCTCGATGATCTTCGAGAACTCGTCTGTCACCAATGCCAGCTTCTACATTCGCAGTGAGGCAGGCGATGCCAACATGTCTGGCACCGCTTTGGGCAATCATGCAGTAACGGTTGGCACCACTGCTCCTGTGCAACTGATCAACTCTGCGTTCACTTACGCCTTTCAGCCCACCACAGAGTATCGCCTGTCCGCCATGGTTGATCGCGTTCAGTGGATGGATGCTTCTGCGGACTCCACTGGCCAGACCTCCAGCCGTTTCAATCGCACGCAGATCGTTCCCTCGATTGCTCACGACTACAAACTCCGCATCCGTTCGACCAACAACAAGGCGCTGACCCGTCCTGTAGCGCCCATCGTCAGTATCACCAAAGCAGGCTCCACCACGTGGACGGTAACGACCGCTTCAGCTCATGGATTGAATGCACTGAGCTTCGTCAACATCTATGGTAATCGTGACACGGCGAATTTCCCCAACTTAACCACGGCAACGCAGGTAGCCTCGATTGTGAGCCCTACCAGCTTCACCATTGTGTCCACCACTGGCACTGCTACTGGCTACGGTGGCACTGTTTTCATGGTGAACGGTGGCGTGCTGCCTTCCGCCATGGGTGTGTCCGCCCAAGTCGGTGTATCTGTATCTCGCACGAGCAACATCGTGACTGCTGTGATGTCCGCCTCCTTCTCTGGTGCGGTTATCGGCGACTACATCAACCTTCACGGCTGGCGCTCTGCAGTCGACGGCTCTGACGTTGGCATTGATGGCCCTTACCGTGTGCAGAACATCGCCACCACGACCCTCACGCTAGAGCCCATCGGCACTGCTCCGACTGGAGCTGACATCGTGTCTGTGAACTGCGGTGGCACTGTCATCAAACGCACTGACCTGCGTATCTCATATGTTCGTGTGCTTGACTATGAACGCCTGCGCATTGAGGCACTTGCTCGCCCAACCACCGATTTGGCTTCGGCTATGCCTGTCGCGCTGATGGGTGGCACTACTACGGTCACTGTAGCGTCAGCTGGTATCGCTGTCGCAGGCACTGCAGCTGTAGGTTCTACTGCCTCAGGTAATCCGGTTCAAGTAGGTACCATTGCTGCTACTGCAATTCAGACCGCTCGTACCGCTGGCCAGATGGTGGTGCCAGCTGCTGACAAGATCGGTCGCTATGTGGGGGCTCATGAGCAAATCCGTGATCTCACGACCATGGCACCGATGGTGACACTCACCAACACCACGGAGACCACGATCGTAGCAGCCGTGGCTTCGATCTTCAACGATCTAAGGGGCCTCGTCATCACCAATACCAGCGCGACCGGAACCCGTGTTGACTTCCGCCATGTTGCTGCCGGCACTGTGGTGTTCTCTGTATGGGTTCCTGCCACGACCACGATCACCGTGCCTCTCCCTGTTGTGGCTCGTCAAGCTACCGTCAACACCGCGTGGACCGCTCAACTGGGCACTGCCGTTACCGATGTCCGTATTACTGCGTTCGCAATTCAGGTCAACTAATCCCCCATGAACGAACCATACGAACTGATTGGCCCAGACACTTCCAATCCCACCACGCACAACTTCATCATTGTGCGTGGTGAGACCTACTCGGTGTTTCAGGGTGAGGAGCAGTCCACAGCCAACGACATCGCAGCCAACCTCGACGCGTCATGAAGAAATTCATCGAACAACTATTCGCAGAGCACGGCGCAACCTCAGCAATGAGGTTTGTGTTCGTGCTCTGCTCGATTGCCATGAGCTTCACGCCTGCATTCGTGTGGGCGTTTATCAGTATTGCTTCCGGTCAGCTTGCAGAATTTCCTGCAACGGTGACTGGATTCTTCTCCCCAATCCTCATGTTCCTCCTGGCTGGTAAGCTCATTCAGAAGGGTCAAGAAACCGCTAGTGTAACACCCTAAAACATCATGCCACGTAGCGGACCAAATATTGCCTTCACCAGAGCTGAGTACGACTCGCTCCTCCCACGTTGGAAGTTGATCCGCGACTGCGTCTCAGGGGAGGAGCGAGTGAAAGCAGCCGAGGATCTATACCTGCCCAGGCCGAATGTTGCGGACACCTCCGTAGAGAACCTCGCACGCTACGACCAATACTTGCAGCGTGCGGTGTTCTATGGGGTGACTGGCCGCACCCTGGCAGGACTCGTCGGTCAGGTTATGTCAGAGGATCCAGCGGTGACCCTGCCTCCGTTGCTTGAGGTTATGGAGGACGACGTTGACGGTGGAGGGGTTTCCCTCTCCCAACAGATGGCCAAGGCTCTGGCGCTCGTTACGGCCCATGGGCGAGCAGGTCTCTTAACTGATTACCCAATCGTTGAGCAGGCTGCTACCCGTAAGGATCTACTCACCGCGAAGGTTCGCCCCACGGTTGAGCTGATTGAGCCTTGGGACATCATCAACTGGCGCACCATCAACATCGGTGGTGTGACCAAGCTCTCGCTGATCGTCTTGTCGGAGCAGTACGTCACAGACGACGACGGCTACGAGATTGCATGGGATCCTCAGTGGCGTGTCATGCGCCTCGATGAGCAAGGGCTGTATGTGCTCGAGGAGTGGATCATTGATCCCAACAACAAGGACGAGTACATTCTCAAGCCACTCCTGAAGGATAACGCTGTGATCGGTAAGGCGCAGTACTTCCCCAAGGGCAGTGACGGTCGACGCCTTGACTTCATCCCGTTTCAGTTCATTGGAGCAGGGAACAACGACTGCCATCCGGACCTGCCTCCCCTCGAGAGCCTCGCAGCGCTGAACATCGCGCATTATCGCAACAGTGCTGACTACGAGGAGGCTTGCTATATGTGCGGTCAGCCGACCCTCGTGCTCGCAGGGCTCACGGAGGACTGGGTTAAGAACGTGCTGAAGGGTCGCGTTGAACTCGGCTCACGTGCTGCTGTGATGCTGAACGAGAACGCCTCTGGAGAGCTGCTGCAGGCTACCCCTAACAGCATGCCCAAGGAGGCCATGGACGGCAAAGAACGCCAGATGGTAGCTCTGGGTGCAAAGATCGTCGAGCAAAAGAGCGTTCAGCGCACTGCAACTGAAGCCACGATGGACAAGGCTGCTGAAACGTCAACGCTGGCGAACATCGCCAACAACGTGTCAGAGGCTTACGAAAAGGCGCTGACGTTCGCACTGGCCTTCGTAGACAGGGCATCGATGGAGACCGAGGACATCGTTGAAATCGAGCTGAACACCTCATTCACCGCCTCCAAGATGGAGCCACAAGCTCGTGCTCAGCTGGTGTCTGAGTGGCAGGCTGGTCTGCTCACTGACGAAGAAGTCCGCCTCAACCTCACTCGAGCAGGCGTGGCCACAGAGGACTTCGAAGATTGGAACGACAAGCGTGAGGCCCAGGTGCTGACTCGCCCAGTCGCTCCTATGAAGAACCCTGCAGACAACGCTCCTGCCGAGGGCGCTGACGAATGAGCCAGCAGG